TAGTATAATATCCTCCCAGGTGCCCTTCAATAACACTTACCTTTCCTGGAGAAAATTCTACGAGTTGAGAGTTCATATTTCAATTAAAAAAACTTTGGACAATTTGATTAAATATCTCTTCCTTTTCGTTTAAAGGATCTTTTTTTGTTTTCCAACTACTTTGAGTGTGCCAGTTAGTTCCTGCACGATAGTGTAAAAACTTACCATTTAAATGTAACTCGAAATTAAACCCATTTGTAATTTCATCACTCTGTATTTCGATATCATTAAAATGAGTTGGATAAGTTACATCAGTCTCCTTCATTATAACATTATTTTTCTTAAAATAATAGTAGAAGTGCCCACCAATATCTGTTAGTTCACCGTCCACCATACCATCGGAAAAGTTAAGATCAGGATCAATCTCAAATACTTTTTCCATATCAAAGAACATTATTCCATTCCACATATAATATACATGACCTCTTGTTTGAGGAAGACCTGAAATAACAGCATCTTTCATATAGTCTGTTATATTAAACTCATCAAGTAAAAACATATCAGAGTCTAAAAATAAAATTAGATCTTTAGAATGCTTCTTCTTAATGATCTCATCAAAAGTCCACTGAATAGTTTCCGTAGCATGACGTGCTCCAGCCCAACGACTTTCATCTCTACTGCGACTTCCTTGGTCTTTTCTATAATAAACAATGTTATATTTTTGACAAACCTCTTTAAACTCCGAAGAGATGTTGTCATCCAAAGAATCATCGACAACATTAAACTGATAGTCTTCAGTAAGAAACTTATCAAATAACTTTTTTTGTATCTCTACAAAATCTGGTCGATTGACGACCGAAGTAAATATTTGAATACTCATAGGTGTGCAGCAATCCAATCTTCAATTTTCATTTTTGGTTCCCACCCAAAAGTGTTTTTAATTTTATTAACATTAGCAAGACTCGTTCGTGCCTCTCCTACTCTTGATGGAATGTGAGTGATATCATCAGAAATTTGTTTTGCAATTTCGAGAATGGAATAATTTTTTCCAGTGCCAACGTTATAAACCTGACCAAATGCTTCTGGATCTGGATTAGAAATTGCTGCCATGATATTGGCATTAGCAACATCACCAACATATACAAAGTCTCTACGTTGCTCACCATCACCAACAACAGTTAGAGACTCTCCAGCAGCAAGTTGACGAAGAAAAATACCAGTCACAGGAGCGTATTGTCCTTTACGTGGTGCTCTTTCACCATAAACATTGAAGTATCTAAAAATGACTGTAGGCAAACCATACAGATCGGTATACATTTTGCAGAGTTTTTCTCCAGCAACTTTAGAAACCGAATAAGGATTCAAACAGTCATCAGGTTGCTCTTCAAAATTTGGATAAGAGTTAAGTCCATAAGCAGCAGAAGTAGAAGAATACATAACTCTTCTTACACGTGCTTCACGAGCACATTGCAACACATTGCAAGTGCCCAAAGTATTAATTTCTACAGCATTTACTGGATTTTGAATTGCAGGTCCAATACGTGCCTCTGCAGCAGCATGAAACACATAATCTACACCATCATACAATGGACGTGTGTTTTCATAATCTGAAATGTTAAACTTATAGTTTTGGCACTTATCGTTCCAATAAAAATTTTCATTATCAGAATATTCATTATCAATAACGATAACTTCATATCCCATACTAAGAAGTCTATCTACAATATGGGATCCAATAAAACCTGCTCCACCAGTTACTAATGCTTTCATGTTACCTCCAAGACTTTACAATTTTTCTTTTTAATTCAGTGGTTGAATAGTCATGACTTCTATCAACAAAAACAATTTTGATAGGAAGTTCTTTACCAGTATAGGATCCATCTCTGTAGTCGTCACCTAAAAACCGAATATCATAGTCTTCAAGATAAGACAAAAATGTATCTTCTGCTTGATAAACCACAATATCATCAATGTATTTTATTGCTCTCAGAATTTCTTTTCTCTCTTCCAGAGTTTGAACGGGAGGAAGTTTACTTGGTCTCGCCCAAGAGGGATCTTCATGAAGTGCAATAGTTAGATGATTACAATATTTTTTACACTCTTGAAACATTCTAACATATCCAGGATGTATTAAATCAAAAGCTCCAGCAATAATGCCTCGAACTTTGGGTTGCCTACGTTTCCATTCCTCAACATTAATGCCTTTATCATCAATAAAGACATCAGCAGTTGGTTTGCAGAACATTGGGAATAGTTCATGATACTTATATCCCCACTCATCAAGTTGTTTTTTCGTCAACTCAGTGTGATCAATACCAGAACCTTTACCACGAGCAGTTTGCATAATGATATAGTTTCCACCATCATACAAACGATTCACTTGCTCAACCATAAAAGGATATGGTTGAGCATTCAGATAGTCGGGTTTTCCTTTTTCATTGTTGGGAGTATGGCAAAGAGTCCCGTCAATATCAAAACAATACCTCATACTACTCCATGAAGAAAGATTTGATGCACACATTCGACTACACCATAGTCATCACTACTAATATAGTAGTTCCACAAAGCATTAGTCGCTCTAGTTCGAATGCTATTTTCTGGACTAAACCCAGTCAAAACACCATAGTCCACTCGATTAATTTCACACCATTCTAGACAGTTTAGCATATTTTTTGACTCACCACCAGAGCTCATGATGATTACAAGAGTATCATCTTCAACATAATACTCCAAAAACTTTTGATATGCATTTTCATATCCAAAGTCATTGGTGAGCATTGTCAACATAGAAGGATCAGAAAGAATAGAAACTTTCTTACCATGAAACTTCATATAGTCTTGTGAGATATGAGAAGCAACTGAGTTACTGCCACCATTCCCTAAAATAATAATTCTTGGATGACTTTTAAATGCTTCCTGAAACTTCTCAAACTCATTACCCATTTGAGCACACTGGAGTGCATCAATATATTCTGAAAATGGATTCATAACTTATGTCCAACTACACCATTTGATTCAACTTCTATTCTAATCGATTCATAAGGAATTTTCAAGGTGTTTGTTTCTGAAAATACAAGAAAGAAACCACCATTGCCAGCACCACAGAGTTTGTGTGCAATGACATCTTTACTTTCTGTAAGAACTTTGTCTATGGTTTGTATTTCTTTATTCTCAGTAATCAATGAACTTGTCTGCTTCTTTTGCTCCCAACTATGATTCAACAACTCAAGAAACTTAGGATAGTCTTTACTCTTCAAAGCATCATAAGCATCATCCACTGTCTTTAATAGTGGCAACGACTTATCAATGTTTGCAGTCACATCTTGCAGAACATTCTTAGAGTTTCTTGTGACACCGGTGAATACTAGATGAGCGTCATAGTGTTTAAACAAGTCTGTAGATAGAAAGTCATACTTGATGATACCACCTTTCTCAAAGTCAATCTTTTTAAATCCACCGATACCACAACCATAAGGGTCCTGATATCCACAATAAGGATTCATTTCTTGCTCTAGTTTAAGAGCAAGTTCACAAATTTCAATATCTGTCAGATGCAACTCTTGAAACATTGAGATGCATTTAATTAATGCAATAATATAAGAAGATGAAGACGCAAGACCACTACCCTGAGAATATGCATCGCTAGTCATACTCACAGTCAATGGAAAACATCCAAAGTAGTTCAGAACAATACGAACCAACTCATTCTTAATATCACCAATATACTCGGTCTCTTCCCTTTTAGAATAGTTTACAATATACTTGCGACCTTGCATATTGTATCCCAACTTATCCTCATGAAGACTGATATAAGTTTTGAGGTTACAACTAAAACTAATTACAGAACCAAACCCATACTTGTCAACAAAGTAAGGGTTATCTGTTGAACCTCCGAACAGAGAAACTCGGAGAGGGCAAGAAGCAATGAACATACTAAACTATTCTACTTGGAACAAAATAACCAGGAATACCATTCACATCTCTCTTTTCAATCAAAGGACGAAGAGGAGACTTAAACTCTTCATTTAACTTATAATAGTTTTCGTCAGACTTTTTAATCTCTTTAAACAAACGATCAGCCATCTGTTTATTATAAGCAACTGAACTCAGTTTTCCTGTAGTAACCGCACTCCATTCATATTGTCTAAAAATTGGTTCATCAAAAGAATAAACATTATAGAGTTTATGAACTTCAGCAAAACCAATATCTAAATGATTTTCAACCTCATATCCACTATGATAGGCGATTCTTTTGCAAACGTCAACATAGTGGTCACTCAAGTATGTGATGGCATGTGTTGCCAACATATTATAAACTCTAACAACTTCATCACTATACTGAGTATAATGAACATAAGGACCAGAATGATTTAAATACCGACCCCAGTGAGATATTCCAAGATATAAACTATCAGCATCATCTGGAAGTTCAACTTCGGAATTAAATTCACGATTTAAAGAACAGTCATCTTCCAAGATAATAAAAGGTGCCTTTGCACTTTTTAGAATTTCATAATGAGAACGAGCACATCCAATAATTCTACCTGCTTCATGCCGAATTGCAGACAAACGAGTTACATCTTTGAAACCCAACTCACTCAAGAGAGTTTCTGTTCTCTTCTTTTTTTCTGTTTCCTCATCCAGATTAATATAATAAACTGGTAGATCTAATAAGTTTAACTTCATCAGGAGTGCATTATAGAATTATTTTTCAATAAATGAACTATTTTTTTCTTGTCGGGATCAATGTGTGGATAATTATACATTCTATCGGGATCACTGTAATATGCTTCAGGGAATGCATACTCTGGACCTAAACTATAAACTCTTTCTTGGTTTTCAATAAAGAACTTATTTAAATGACTCTCATCGTGCCATTCTGCAATAACATCTTTTTCTAGGTCTTTATCAACTCTTGAGGCAAGAGTTTCACAAAGTTGAATAACCTGCTTTCCTTGTCCACCCCATAAACAACCCTGCCAATACATTTCACCGTTAATATCAACATATGCCTCAGAAATTTTTCTCCTTTCATAAGGCATTGGTTGTTGCTTCATATAAAAACCAGGATGAGTTACTCCTAGAAAATCTTTATCAGTTAGAACTTCATCTTCCAAGATCTCTTCATTCACAAGCATATCAGCATCCAAGTAGATTACATAGTCATACTCAGAAAGACTATCTTTTTCCAAAAGAACTGTATGAAATCTTTCCAAAGTAATACTTGGCCAAGACTTATGCTCAATAGGAACTACTTTAATATTTGAGGGAATATCTCCACCAAACTCAGCATCAGTAAAACAGAAATAAGTTTTTTCAGTGTTTGGTAAAAAATACTCCTCACATTTTTCATAGTAGTTATGAAAGAAGTTTATATAGTCACCAGTTCCTATAAAAATTACCGCAACTCTTTTCATATACTTTTAATGATGTCCTTGTATTTACCTATTATAACAGACCAGTCAAAATTATTAAAACAATACTCTCGTATCTGCTTTCTCATAGACAGTGAGATACTTCTATTCTCCTTTATTTTTTCTCTAATATATTCAACATCAAAAGTCTTATCATCAGGAATAACTGTGATAAAAGGTTGAGATAGATCAAGATTTGCAGTGCTTTGTTCAGACAATACAAGTCCAAGACCAGCAGACATTGCTTCTAGGCAAACAAAGGGATGTGCCTCACCGAAACTTAGAAGAACCATATTTGCATATCCAGTCAAGTTCTCCATAATATCTTCTTTGCTTTGCTCCCCAAAATAACAAGGGTCTGAAGTATTGAAAGCTGGATCAACACAGTTCCCAATAAAGTCAATATTCAGATTTTTATTTTGAAGGAATGCTTGACGTTTTCTTGGTTCTACTTTTCCAATAACAATAGACCTATCTGGAAAAGATGCTTCATCCTCAAATGTATAAGATTCAACTTCAATACCACAAGGAAGAACACTTACATCAGTTTGTGCAACTCCACGTTGAATAAATGCATTTTGAATTTCTTCAGAAAGGCAAACAATGTGACTGCCACAGTTTTTTAACTTATCATAAATCCAAAGATACTCTCTTTCAGGATTTGTTAGATATGGATAATGACTAGTAATTAATTTTCTACCACAGTTAAGTTGAGGCATAATATCAGCATATCCATCATAATGAAGATGAACTGCATCAAACTCTTGAGAGTTTACTGTTTCAATTGCCTCATTTAAATCTTGAGTATTTACAATGACTACTTCATCACCATCCTTTTCAAGTTGTTTGGTAAAGTTCCATATTAAATGTTCAACTCCACCCCAACCTGCTGGAGGAATAGGTAAATGTCCTCCAGCAACTAATGCTATCTTCATTACTTTTTGATCCTGGTATTACCATAATGAATCACAGTGCATCCAGAAATTTCTGGACACTTTCTCCAGGGATCCACAATAACAGAACCTGCAGGGAAGATTGAAGTATCTTGTTTATCTGGGTCTGGATCCAAACATCCCAAAAATGTCGTTTCTGGATCGTGACCTAAAAGATAAGATGCTGGTCCAAGATCTGCGGGTGGTTTATCTCCAGTGTAGTCATCATCGTAATAAACAGTTCCACCAAGTTCTTCTACATAATGACCAACAAGAATGCTATAAGAACCATCCTCGTAGTGAACGTGTGGTTTATATGCCTTACCAATAATAACAACAGGAAGACCTGGTTCAACAAGTTTTTGGGCAAGGTTCTTTGCTTGAATCTCTCTTGCCTCCATAATGGCATCAAAGAGGTCATATCCAAGACCTAAATTATCAGACATCCAACGAAGAGCAATATTGTCTCTGGGATGACAAGCACCACCATCACCCATACCCGCCTTCATGTAGCGAGGACCCATAATTCTTTGGTTAGAATTTTTAAGTGCGTCAGTTACAACATCAACGTTAATATTACCTTGACGTTCAGCAACGTCTTGAATCATATTAACAAGACTAATTTTTGCTGAAATAAAGGTATTGTAGAAAATCTTAATGCATTCACATTCATCCCAAGTTCCAACAACATAACGAGGATCATTATTCATCATTGGACGGTAGAACTGAATGAGTTCTTTTGCATCACCAGTTTCAGAACCATCTTCAGTTCCAATCATCACCATCTCAGGGTTAGAGAAATCCCAACCCACTGTGCCCATAGCAATCAGATAGGGGTTATAAACAAATCGAGCATTCGTAATCAAAGGTTCCAGTTCTCTTCGTGTAGTGCCTGGAAGAACTGTAGAAATTAGAACAACGAGTTTAGACTTATCTGCATACTGATTTACATCTGCAAGAATACCCTTGACAATAGTGTAGTCAAAATCTTTATTGGGTAGATGGTGCGTTGGGCTACGTCCATCATATGCAGGATCGTGTGGAGTAGGAGCAGCAATAAACACAATGTCTCCAAACTCAACTGCTTCCTTTACGGTATCAACCATTCTAAAGTTTCTTGGAGTTCTAGGAGAAACATCATATCCAACAACAGGATATGATTCTGCCATAACTTCAGCACAAGCTTGACCGAGTTTACCAACTCCAATCATTGCTACTTTTTTTGACAACTTTGTAGTCATATTAGTTCTCCTTTAGTTTTGCTGTAATAAGTAAGTGCCACCCAAGATTCTTTTTCAGAACATCAAATACTTCTGAAGGCATCGCTTCAAACCAGGGTTCTTTTTGAAACTTGCCTTGCTTATATGGTTCAATTTGATAAGGAAAAATATGATTTTGTTCTATTGACGTTACTTCAAAACCATCCAATAGTTCTTTCACTTCACTCTCAGTATATGTGTTTGCTATAGGACAACCATACTGTGCCTCAGGTTGATCAAGACCTGCTTCAATCATATAGTTTTTCCAAGACTTGCTAGCATACAACATAATCTTAAGAACACTGTTGCTATTCATATAGTTTTTAATTTCAGAAATAATTTTTTCTGGATTTGGACTATGATGAATCACACCAAAAGAATAGATTAAATCATATGTTTCAGCAGGCAAAAAAGAAGAAAGTTCTTCAGAGTTGCCCACATAAAAATTACCTTCTTCATTATACACCTCAAACCTTTTTTTAGCAAGGTTGAGAGACTCAATAGACAAGTCTGTGGCAGTATACTGCGCTCCAGCACGGGCAAAATTAATACCATCTGTGGCAAGACCACAACCAATTTCTAAGACTTTCTTCCCACTCCAAGATTTGAAATCAGTAAAGTTTAAGATGTGTGGTTCTGCAGTATATCTCTTCCTCTCCACTTCATCAAAATATTCCTTTGTTCCAACTTCTTTTTCAGAGTGACGAACATTGCAAGGTCTAGTATTCCAGAATGTCTTAACGTCTTCAATTGTTGCAGTCATAGTTTAAATGTAGGAATGGGTAGCATTTTATGTTTGTTTTGCTTATTAAATTTTTGATAGACGTTGATTGCTAATGTTTCTTGTTCATTCATAAACATTGGATCTTCAGAGAGACCTTTTTCCATAACCCATTCCAACATCTCATAGGATGTTCCAATCTGATCTTCATCAGATCTACCATCGGTCCAAAGACCATCTGTTGGAGGAGCATCAATAATACGTTGATCTACACCAAGTTCTTTTCCAAGTTCCCATACTTCAGTCTTATACAAGTCTGCGATAGGAGCAATATCAACTCCACCGTCACCATATTTAGTATAAAATCCTACACCATAATCTTCAACTTTGTTACCAGTACCAACAACAATACCATTCACAGATCCAGCAACTTGATACAAAGTTACCATACGAAGACGTGACTTTGTATTTGCATTTGCAAGTTGATTACTTGTGTATTGGTTGCTGTCTGTCCACCAGTTTAAACTATGAACAAACTTATCATACAGTCCAGAAAGTTCTATACGAATTCTAGTGACATTAGGATATTTTGCTTCCAATGCTTTTGTGTGGTCATCAGAAAGACGATCATTATCGTGAGAAGAATAAAGAGGCATTGACAACACGTAGGTTGGCAGTCCAGTCTCAGCACAAAGAGTAGATACTACAGCAGAATCAATTCCACCAGAAACACCAACTACAAGAGATTTAATAGATGGATTTTGTAAAACGTATTGACCCATCCAGTCAACAATATCTGATTTTAATTTTTTGTAATTTGCAACTCGGTTCATTTTACTTACTGAATTTCAATGTATGGATAATGTGATTCATCAGAATAATATTCTCTAAACTGATGGACGATAGGATGACCTGAATTTCGCCAAGATGGATCTCTCAGGCATTCGGTAATTTCAGAGTTATAAACTTCTTCTTCGCCAACCAAAGAAAATAGGAATGGAACAATTACATCAAAGCAATTGACTCCAAAAACAGTTGTAGTAATATTATCCAAAAGTTCAAAGTTTTCTTTGTATACTTTAACAGCTTTCAGATAAGTTTCAGTATCAAAAATTGCTGGAACAGCACCCCACCTAAACATTGGAATTGAAGTGTCAACTTGTGATGAAATCTGATTCATTGCAATGTATTGCTCAAGTCTTCCTGGAATATCCCAAGCGTAATTTAAACGAGTTCCCAACAGTTTTGCATTAGATGGATAAGATACTTTACCTCTGAGAAGAACATCAGGTTCTGTCATAAAGATCCAGTCTGGATGTTCACAATACTCAATACCCGCTACAATTCTTTCAATATTAACGTTAATATTTTTCTTAATTGCTTTCTGGTTTTCTTCTTCACGATAGTTATAAAAATCCATTTGAGTGTAAGCACCAATGGTATCTTCACCCATTTCAAACTTTAAATTATCATACTGTTCTTCAAGATATGAATAGTCATATCCACCGTCAGAAACAATGTATATTTTTGAGTTGGGGTAAAAGTTTCTGATTTGCTCTAGACCATATTCCAGAGCTCTCTTTTGTTTATAGACAGCATTATAAACAAATCCAACAGTAATATCATTACCATCAATTACTGTTTTTTCTGAACTGGCATTGTTTTGCTCAAGTGGTTGAAAACTTTCATCCTTATGAGGAACTTCAATTTCATATCCTCCTATAGAAACTTTCATAATTTAACCCCACCCACCAAGTTGTACATTTGCATTTTGTAGTCCATTCATTAGTTCAGAAGTTCTAGACTGATACTCGGGCATAACCCAATCGTGCCATTCAATAAATGCGTGATTGATATAGTTTATACTACCATCTTTAATCATTTTAGGCAAGACCTCATACTCAGATCCTTCAATGTCCATCTTTAATACGATAAAGTCATCCGCAGAAAAGTTATTGATTATCCACTGAGACAAATCAAAAGACTCGACTTTAACATCTTCATGCCACTCATAAAGTTTATCTCTTTCTGAAGTATCGTTTATCTTATTCTTCAGTTGAGTAATACAAGAACCACCGTCCCAGGGAACTTTTAATGCTTCACTCACTTCCAATCCATTATGCTCACCAACCATGGTTGCCAAATCATTTTTCCAGTCATCACCATAGTAATTGTCATAGTGATGCTGAGTGATGCCTCTCAAAGAAAACTCAACACCTTCATCGGAAATCCATACAGCTTTATTTTCTAGTTTAATATTCTTATCTGTTAGAACTGAATACTTTTCAGACTCAATATTTTTAACATAAGCATCAAATACATATGGGTTTGCCTCAAAACCAAATATCTCCCACTCTTGATCCATTTCAAAACGTTTTATCATCTGAGAACATCCCATCCCCAAATGAGTTCCACAGTCAATTAGAATTTTACGATTAGACATTAATAATGCTCCTTATACTGATGAATAATAGAATACTCTGGAAGTTCCCAGTCAATACCCCATTTTTCTTTCATCCAAGTTTCTGCAAACTGTGGATTTGGTGTATACTGACACCCAAGATAAAAATATATGATATGCATAAAGAAATCTAACCATCCCATTTTATCATCAAGATGGAATAGAATATCAAACTCGGTATTGATGAAATACAAAACTTGATAATATTTTTCTACGAAAAGTTTTGCATCAAAAATCGCTCCACCACAACAAGCATAGAAATTTGTATTGCAAACTATATCATACTTTTGTGCAAGATAGTTTGTAAGTGCGTGACTAATAGCGTTTTCCATATTTTCTGGACCACAGCAGAATCCATAATTTTCTGGGACAAACGTTATCCTATTCTTGACCAATACATCATCTTCTAACATTAAAATATACTTGCAGTTATTTGAGACTCCATATAAACAAGCCTCATAAAATCTCTGTAACCACACAAGAGTTTCTTCTTTATTGAATGCATAACTTGGGTTTACAGGATACTCCGACTCCGTTTTGATTTTCTGATGTCCCTGCCTACCAAGATTAATAAAACGATGTTGATAATTGCAGTTATACTTGGATGCGAGATCACTGAAATTACATCCAGCATCTGAGAACATCATCAATGGTGCTTCTGGATGATGCTTTCTAAAGTTTTCAAGAACAACCTCGGTTGCCTTTCTGTTTCTATAAGTTTGAAAGTATGCACAAATATTACTCATTATCAGTTCCTCAACTCACTATGGTTTTTCTTTAGAGCAATAATTTTAGGTTCGTATGGATACTCAGGATTACCCATCATCTCCTCAGCAAAACAATAAGAAGGAGTCAGACTGAGTGTTGGTGGGTTATCAATCAAGTAACGATTCATCTGTGACTCATCGTGCCACAGGGCAATAACACCTCTCTCAAGGTCTTTATTTACACGATCAGCAAGGACTTCTGCCATCTCAAGGAACCTCTTGGTGGAACCACCATTGAACCCACCAGCATAATAATACTCACCTTCCTCACCCACAGGTACGTATGCCAGCGACTGTGAGTTTCTATCATAAGATCTCTGCTCTTTGGGATAGAAGGACTGGTAGGGGTGCATGGTAGCAACCAGGTCACTCAAAACCTCATCGCCAACATTATCTACCAGACCCATATCCACATCAAAATAGAAGCAATAATCAAACTGAGAGATAAACTCTTTCTCTTTTACAAAGTAGTTGTATCTCTTCAGAGTTGGCATTGGCCAGGGTTCATGTTCAATCTGACAAACTCTTACATTGTCAGATGCTTCGACTTCATGGTCTGTGAAAAGTAAACATTCAATATCGTGCCCATTGAGAAAATTCTCTTCGATATTATCAAGGAGTCTCTCAACAAATTGAATATACTTGTTTGTAGCAATAGTCAGAATACAAATTTTCATTAGATAATAATCCAGTCAGAACAATATAAGTCTTGCGTATTATGATTTATACAGTCACCACCAAACCAGTTTTGAGGGGCAATAGTCTTTTCACTTTTTGCCAGCCAAGAACCCCACCAACTATAAGAACTGTTCGCTATGATGTGATAATTACATAAAGACATCAAACATAGATCAGCATCTGTTGCATTTCCCTCAGAGATCATAAAACGATCAGACTCAAAAAGTTCTTGCTGTTTACACCATTCAGCATCATCAGAAAATACCAAAACGGAGAGAGTGTCATCAAAATATCCCAATGCCTTTTCATAATACTCTAAAGTTTGCACAGGATGATTTGGATTGACTACATAATCACCCCTACGAATATGAAGTGAAATAACTTTAGTGTTTTCAAAGTTTTCAAAAAATTCTAAAGAAAGTTCTTGAACATCCTTATTAAAAGTAAAGTCTTTCCTTATCTCATCTTCAATATGCTTGAAATATTTCTCACTCTGATAATATCCAAACAGATCAACATTATCTGGACAGTTAATTAAAAGTTGTTCATCAAAACCAAACCCCCTTTCTTGAAGCATTGGTTGGTGAATAATATTTTTCTGAACATTAGAAAGATCAAAACAATCATGTATTGTGCAGTCTGAAGTTCTTACATTTGTATCATTAACACCAAACAGTTCTTTTGATGGAATACAAAATTCATATCCACGATATCTTGCAATACCTTTTAATGAAGCGTATTGGAACATTTGGTTTGCAAGTCTACCAAGATTTCCTAGATTATTAAACGACAGCATTATGGGCAAATATTTTTAATCATTATACTAAAAAAGGAGAGTTTATGCAACTCTCCCATTAGGTCTTTCATGCACGCCAAGTTATTTTTTTAACTAGGTAATAACTAAGTCCTAGGCGGGAGAGAGTCCCATCCGCACCAACGTCATTTGAGAGATGCCGTAAACTCATAAGGGGTCATATTGACTCCACCACTTGGTTTTAGGAAACCAAGAAAAGTTGGGTTAACTTTGATATCTCGGTAATACCAAAGAATGCGATTAAAAATAACACATCCCAAAGTTTAAGTTTGATAGCAAAAGGAATACCGAGTAAACCCCCGATAAACTTAATTGCTAAACCAAACTTGAAGTTTCCCCATAACATGATTTGATAACCAAGTAAGAGGAAAAAGTTCCCAATATATCTTAGGATACTTGTTTTAGACATAAGGGGTTTGCTCCCGACCAGTGCTGTTAACGTCCATCCGTGACGGTTTAGTTAAAACTATACCAACCCGTGATAATTATTTTTTCTTGTGTTGGTGATGGAACTCCTCTATGAGTATGAGTCCAATCAACTGGCCAAACTAATGTTAAACCTTTTTGTGGTTTAACTTTGAGTTTCTGATAATAAAACTCGGTCTCACCAGCATCGCTTACATCATTGAGATAGGTCATAAAAACTAAATGCCTATTCATTGAAACAAGTTTACCATTTCTTTCAAAATGAAAAACTTTAAATCCACCATTTGGAGGATAATGTTGAATGTTTACGTGCTCTACAATTCCCCAAGACTCTGTAATATCACACCAAATATATTTTTCAGTGTAAAGTTTGACAACCTCTGAAAGAGAATCAAAATAGTTTACAAGTCTTTGGTCTTTTGTAACGTGAGATATGCTTTTATCAAAAGACTCTTTTTGTTTTGTATTAACTTGTCCCGAAGAACTTAGTCCTTGAGTCACCGGAAAATAGTTATCTTCCTTATAAAAGTCTACAACTCCATCACAAATTGATTCATCAATAAACCAACCTGCAATGAAGGAGAGACTCTCTGACTCAATAGCAAGTTCTTTCATTCTTCATCATCGCCTCTTACATAACAAGGAACCCTATCTGGGTCTAACCATTTTGCATATTCAAAATCTTCCATTGCAGTAGAACATTGTAAACTGTTATCAAACAGATAAATGTCGTTCCAGCGTTTCGTATAATAATTTTGCTTTTGCAAACGATAATCGGGTTTACCGTTTATCTCAAGAATACCTGCTTCAATAAAGCGGTATCCTTCACGTTCCAGAAGAACTTTGGTTTTCATATCAATTCAAGTAGATATAATCTGGATGTTGCACTTTAAATGAATTAACTTGTTCTTCATTTTTAAAGAACTTACGAAGAACAGTGTTTTGATGTTCTTTGAACAGATACTTTACTTCAATTAGTTTTTCCATCATGCAACCTCAACAGATTCAAGATCTTGAGCGATATACTCCATAAGCATTTCGTAGTCGTCAAGAGGGTCACCAGAAAATACGACGCCTTCGTTTTCATAGAAGCGACGAACCTTTTTATAAAGTTTCGGATTCTTTACATCAAGGTAGATTTCCCCGTTAGCAGCAAGACGAAGAGTGCTAACATCTTTCTTGAATTTTTGGATCAGAGACATTGTTTTGTTTGTTGACCTAGTTATTATAAGGTGTTTAGACTTGTGTGTCAAGTGTGCCAGTGAAGTAACTGGCAATCGGGGTGACACGATTCGAACGTGCGTCCTCAAAGTCCCAAACTTTGCCGTCTACCGCTGACTTACACCCCGTTGCGTTGAGTAGTCTTGCTTCTCAACAGAACTAATTATACTACTTCTTGTGCCCTTTGTCAAACGGTGCCCAGTGCTGCCAATTATATTTGTGAATTGCCCAGATACCCATAATAGGAAGCACAATCAAAATATATCCAAGAAATCCAAGTGTATATGGGTTTTCTAATACCCATCTAGCAAAATGTCCCATCAGTATCCTCTCCAAGTTTTAAACTCATAATAAAAATATTGGTCCACTACTCTATCATCTAATGGAGCATTTTCAGTTCTATGTGCCCACACTTCACAGAATTCTACAATACGGCGATCGTGTAATGAACTATGTCCCCACATTCTTACAAATGCTGATGCGGCAAAGTGATACCGCTGTCTAATGTGCGGTTCCGTTTCCTTTATACTTTTCGGTATCATAATACCCTCCTTTTGTTCCGAAATAAAGAGTTGTTAATACGAAAGGAATTGAAACAAATAAAAGTGCCTTTGCTAATAACATCAGACCATCTCCATTGCTCTTGAGAGTTCAATATAATGATTAATTTCATCCACTGCGATCTCACCTATTCTAGTGTCTTCTGGATGATCCCAGAAGTAATTGAGATAGGTCTCAGTAGCGTGATACTCAATGCCTGCATTCAGGTGATAAGCAGAGACAGGAGCAATAAAGTAATAACCCACCAGAATCCAATAATAGATGAGAACCAAGTGATAAGCAATAAAGCGGTCATACCAACGGTCGGCACCACCACGCCTTTCCATTTCGATGAGATGTTCGGTTTCATTGAGTGTCTGTGCAAAGTGTTCTTTCATTAGATAATAGTGTGATAAGTCTCTGAGTCCTAATGATTCTTTGAGATGTAACACACTGACGAAAGCAAAGTATGGTGCTCTGGCAATTGTTTCCAGAACCCAGAATCTTTGTATGGGTAGGTCACGATACAGAAAGTCAATGATGGATATCGTGACTAATAGAATTATATCGTTGAACTTTTTCATAAAAATACACCTGGTTTGTAATCTACTAACTTCTGAATTTCATCCAGAATAGCTCCATACTCCTTAAATCTTCTATCTCCTGCAATGAAGTGTCTCTGTCTTGTCCAGACAGCATCTGCTAAGAGTTTCAGTTCGTATTCTGTGAGTCCATTAAATCTTTCCATTAGAAAACTCCTTTATCTTACGTGATGTCCACCAAACATATAACGCATACCATTCAGGATTTTTGCTCCGAACGATCCAAGATTGCGTGAATTAAATCGCTCAAATAGGGCAGTAGTAATAACAGGAGCGGATATCCCCAAATCCACAGCGGCAGAAACAGTCCAACGACCCTCACCGCTGTCGGATACCCCACCAGAGAACTGTTTAAGCTCACTATTGCCCCGAAGCACATCAGCAGTAAGATCGAGTAACCAAGAACCAACCACGCTACCACGACGCCATAACTCAGCCACCTCAGCAACGTCAATGTCATAACAATAACTTTCTGGGTCTGCCATTGGGGCAACCTCTGCGTCTCCTTCTCTAACATACTGAGCACCTGCATTGGCGTTTTTAATAATGTTAAATCCTTCTGCGTATGCCTGCATTATTCCATACTCAATTCCATTATGAACCATCTTTACAAAATGCCCTGCACCTGGACCACCACAATGCAACCACCCATATTCAGCAGAAGTTACGTCTGAGTCAAATTGAGTCCTGGGGGCAGCGTCGAGACCTGGGGAGAGGGCATCAAAAATGCGCGAACAAGTGGCGACTGCAGTATCTCCACCTCCAACCATAAGACAGTATCCACGATCCAAACCATAAACACCACCGCTAGTGCCGCAATCAATATATTGGATACCAAGTTTTGCCAACCGTTCTGCTCTTTTCCGACTGTCTTTAAAATTGCTATTGCCATGATCAATAATAATATCTCCTTCACTACAAAATCGTAGTAACTCATTGATCGTCTCCTCTACTGTTTCTGCAGGCACAACCATCTGGAAAATTCCTGGTTGTACTCCCACGTTTTTTGTTTGCTTGACAACTTTTACCAGATTTTCGATAGTGGTTGTGACACCATTTACATATCCTTTTTCATATGCTTCTTTTGCCTTTTCATAATTCCTTCGGTATCCCCAAACTTCGATACCAGCTTTCATCATACGACGGGACATACCTTCTCCCATCCTTCCAAGTCCGATTAATCCTACTTTCATATAACTCCTGGATATGCGTGTGTAAGTCCCCAGTAAATGAATAATACAATGGAACCAAAAAGTAAAAATGAAGATACAAAAAGATTACTCATCATCCTCGTCCTCATAAGTTGAAGGTTCTTCAAATAGTTCGTCTATCTTTTGTTGTAGAACTCTTTTTTGGAGTTCTTCTAAATCCTCTTCCGTAATTCTAAGCACAAGTAATGGATCTCCTGCCTTAACGTCGTTCATTTCTGGATGCTTCACTTTTGGACTTTTTGAATATCCATAGTGAGCATTCATTACCATCCAACCTTGTATAAACATTGATACAGCAATTCCCACAAGCACAAACCAAGGAACTAAAAAGATTAGTTCAGAGTGATTTTGAGCCATGGTAGTAATGGCGGAATAACACCCACTAGTCGGAGGAGTCCCTCAGCAAATAAAGCAAGAACCACCCAACCGACGCACATGCTAATGATAGAAGCATTACGGTTGTGTCGTCGTATAGCAGCATCAATCATCTCCTGAACTTCAGAACGAGTTACCAATTCTTCTTGTTCGTGCATCATTTTTCATCACCAAGAAACTTCGCCAGAGGGTCTCTTCTGGTCTTGACTATTTCAACTGATCTTTTGTAGAACATATTGTCTGTGTTGCCAGACTGTTCAAAAGTCTCCTTGATCTTCACCCAATTATCGTAGGTGCGCTGATCCATAGGTTTTAGGTTGAATACTACTAGTTATGCTAGTCAGTAGTTTCAACCTGTCAACTATGTGTTGGTTTCAAGAAAGTGTTTAAGAGATTATAAAGAAGGTGTATTATTTGCTGCTTCTTCGTTTCTTTGTGCTGCTGTCTTGACTAGACCTTCTTCGTATGCTGCCAGAACCATATCTGATTTGTTAGTGGCAGTAATTGCTTCGTTGTTGTCTAACTTATGCTTGACGTAGAGGTCACAGATTTCGTCAATTGCAATGCGAGCACGGTTGTGTGCTGCGTTATCAATCCAGTCTTGTGGATCAGCAGCGACGTATTGGAGTGCTAGGTCTTCTGCTTCGGTTAAAGTAATTGTGTAGTCCATAAGGTGTTTTTGAGTATTTAT